GTATAGCTGCTAATTCAACTCTTACTTATAGCTACGATTCAGAAGCTAAAATAAAAGTACACACAATAAATAATGAAGTAATAGAGTTTGTAAAACCTGCTCAAGGTTTTGTATTACCAGTTAGCGTTGTTCAGGTATATGCTACAGACACTGAAGGTGGTATTTCAAATTTAGTAGCATTAAGTTAAAATATATAAACAAAAAACAAAAAAATTAAAACAATGGGAACACCAGGAGCAAAAGCAAAAAGTGGGTCATCAATAGTGGGGCCTCAAAAATCAGGATGTTTTTCAGGAGGCGCAAATAGAAACGGCTCAATAGAAAAATTTTATCCATCACAATCGCAAGATATGATCCTTAGGGGTCAAGGACCTAGTAAAACAGATCCAGAAAAAAAGCCAACAAGCAAAACACCTTCACAACCAAAAGAAATAAAATTAAAAGAACCTAAAGTTCCAGCTGGTAGTGCAACTAGTTATACAAAACAGAGTATTAAAGATGTTATTAAAAGCCAACAAGAGTATGATGCAAACACTAAACAAGTAACTCGAAATTTAGCAGAACTTGATTCTCTTAAAATGGTTGCTAAAGGTCAAGAGAGTGGTGCAAGAAGTCTTTATGGCAGAGAGTACGATTCAAGCAAGCCTTTAGATGGTGTAAATATTGGAAAAGGAACTAACAGCGGTTACGGTGGTGGTTTAGATTTTTCTCAAAACAAGAATATTGGAAAATTAAGAGAAGAAGCTAAGAAAATTCAAGGACCAAGACCTTCTTTAGGCGCTAATAAAATTCATAGTTCTAAAGGTTACGGTATAAATAAAATTTTAGGAGACTTAGATAAAAGCGGGGACTTAAGCGCTTATGAAGCTAAAAGACAAGCTGCTATTGACAAAAACATGTCTAAAGGTTCTACTAAAAAAGGATATAAACATTAAATAATCAACAACAATCAACAATCATTAACAACAAACAAAAATCAAAATTATGGCAAAATTTATCTCAATTTATTCATCAGGAGCAGGGCTTGCTGGTGGAGACATTCTAGTAAGCGGAGAAGCAACAGGAGTTGTAGCTAATTCAGCAACAGAAACTGTTATCTACTTAAAAGGTGGTACTGCAGGAGACTTAGCAACTATTACTCACGGATCAACAGGAACTATTCCTTCTGTGAGAGATGCAGTTATCTATGCATTAACAGCTAACCCAGGTGGTATTAAAGCTAAAGTTAAGCTTCCATCAGGAATAACTGTTTCAGCAGTAGCGTTCTCGTAACAACAATTAATAATATGTCGTAGGGTTAACGCCCTACGGCTTTTATTATAATATGTCTTTTAAACTTACATCACCTTTCAAAAAACATGCAACACCTATAGTTAATGTACCTATGGAACAAAACGTAATGGGTAGAGCTGATAAAAGAGGCAATATTTTAATTAACAAAGATTTAAAAGATCCAAAACAAATTCAAGATACTATTAATCATGAGAACGTTCACATAGAACAAATGGCTTCTGGTGATTTAGATTATGATGAAAGTAACGTTTACTGGAAGGGAAAAAAGTATCCTAGATCTAGTTTTAACGAAGCTAATAAAAATTTACCGTGGGAAATACCCGCATACAAAGCAGGATAATATGTCACAACCAAAAAAGAAATTTAAAGATACTAAGGTAGGAAAATTTCTACTAGGTAAATCAGGTATTATAAATGTGATAGGAGATATACTGCCTGATCAAGGCGCACTAGGTATGGTTAAAAATCTTATAGACAAAGATCCAGACTTACCACCACAAGACAAAGAAACAGCTCTTAAATTACTAGAGCAAGACACTATAGAATTACAAGAAGTATCTAAACGCTGGGAAAGCGATATGAAATCGGATTCATGGCTCTCAAAAAACACTAGGCCAATGACATTGATATTCTTAACAATATCACTTGTAATTTTTATTCTATTAGACGGGTTTGATATATCATTTGGTATAGATACCGGTTGGATAGACCTTTTAAAATCACTACTTATAACCGTTTATGTTGCCTATTTCGGTTCACGTGGTGCAGAGAAATTTAAATCAATAGGCAAATAATCAAATTAAATTAAAAATGGAAATTAAAAAAGACCAATTAGAAAAAATCCAAGGCTTTCAAAAAGACTTAAACAAGTTGTTAAACGAAGTAGGATTTTTAGAAGCCCAGAAAACCTCAGTATTAGGTAAGTTTCACGAAGTAAACAAAGAGACTGAAGACTTTAAAAAAGAGTTAGAAGAAGAGTATGGATCTATCAACATTAATTTAGAAGATGGAACATATACTCCAATTGAAAAAGAAGAGGATAAAAAGGAATAATGTCATCTGTAATTAGAAAGATAAGTATTGGTTCTGACTATAAAACTGATGCTATGCACTACTCGTTAGGGCAGTCAGTATATGGTGGGCATACAATATCACATATACTTTCTGATAAAACAGATAATTCCTATAATATCTACATCAAAAAACGAGACGAAGTATTGCCGTGGAAGAAGTTTAATTCTAACATGGCAATATCAGTTGAGTATGATTTAGAATATTAGTGAAAAGTTTATTTGACTTTATCGTTGAGCCAGTTGGCCAGCGATATAATAATGATGTTAAAGTAGGTGACAAAAGCCTTATAATTAACACACAAGTAGAAACTTTTAAATCCGTAAATAATATAGCTAAAGTTATAGAAACACCTTTGTCGTTTAAAACTGATATTAAAAAAGGTGATTTAATAATGATTCACCATAATGTTTTTAGAAGATGGTATAATGTAAGAGGTGAAGAAAAGAATAGTAAGTCTTATTTTAAAGATGGTTTATATTTTGTTCAGTTAGATCAAGTGTATTTATATAAAAGAAAGGATAAATGGCAAACTATTAATGATAGATGCTTTATAAGTCCTATTAAAAGTAATGACAATACAGTGTCTGATCAAGAGCAATATCTTATTGGTATATTAAAATACGGTAATAGTGCGTTAGAAGTGCTAGGAATCAACGAGGGAGACCTTGTAGGTTATACACCTAATGGAGAATATGACTTTGTCGTTGATGGCAAACGTCTTTATTGTATGAAATCAAATGATATTGTAATTAAGCATGAACGTCAAGGAAACGAAGAAGAATATAATCCACGCTGGGCACATAGCAGTTGAAGAATTAATTAAAGTAGCTAAAGAAGCTATTGTAGATTCTGATGACGATATATCTGCTGATAGATTAAAGAACGCTGCTGCAACTAAAAAGTTAGCTATATTTGATGCTTTTGAAATACTAAACCGTATTAAAGAAGAAGAGGATATGATAAATGAAAAACCAAAAGAAGAGGTTAAAGCTAAAGCTTTTGGAGGTTTTGCAGAAAGAAGATCTAAGTAATGTACAAGCAAACTTTATACAAAGTAATCGATCACATAAAACCACATGTTATAAAAAGATTAAACAAATCTAAGAAGTGGGATTATGGTTACAACAAAGAACATGATGTAGTTGTTATATCTAAAACTGGTCAGATCGGTGAAGTGTATGAAATACAAAATCTTAAAATAGCATTACCAAAAGAAAACGAAGTTTTTACTGAGGCTGACAAATGGCAGACACACGAGTACCCAAAAACTTTAGCTAAGATTAAAACAATATTTGACTGGAAACAATATCCGGATGATTTTAAAGAAAAATGGTATGCATATATTGATAGAGAATTTGCCAGGCGCCACGAAGGTTATTGGTTTACTAACAAGGGTAAAGCTACTTATATTACTGGTACTCATTACATGTACTTGCAGTGGTCCAAGATTGATGTTGGGCAAGCAGACTTTCGAGAAGCAAACAGATTATTCTTTATATTCTGGGAAGCTTGCAAAGCAGATACACGCTGCTACGGAATGTGCTACCTCAAAAACAGACGGTCTGGTTTTTCATTCATGGCATCTGGCGAAACAGTCAACCTTGCCACTATCTCTAGTGATGCTAGATACGGTGTCCTTTCAAAATCAGGGGCTGATGCGAAGAAAATGTTTACCGATAAAATCGTACCCATTTCCGTCAACTACCCGTTTTTCTTCAAGCCAATTCAAGACGGTATGGATCGACCGAAAACAGAACTTGCATACAGAGTTCCTGCTAGCAGATTTACAAGACGTAAACTAGATAGTAACGAACAATTAGAAGAACTAGAAGGATTAGATACAACTATTGACTGGAAAAATACAGGAGATAACAGTTATGATGGTGAAAAATTAAAACTACTTGTACACGATGAATCAGGTAAGTGGGAAAAACCTGACAATATATTAAACAACTGGAGGGTTACAAAAACTTGTTTACGATTAGGTTCTAGAATTATAGGTAAGTGTATGATGGGTTCAACGTCAAATGCTTTAGATAAAGGAGGTAGAAATTATAAAAAATTATATGATGACTCAGACGTTACCAGAAGAAACCGCAATGGGCAGACTAGCTCGGGATTATATAGCTTGTTCATTCCTATGGAGTGGAATTACGAAGGATACATTGATTCTTATGGATTACCTGTCTTTGAGACACCCAAAGAAAAAAAGACGGGACCTGATGGCTTCCCGATTGAAATAGGTGTAATAGAACACTGGGAGAATGAAGTAGATGGTCTTAAGGACGATCCTGATGCACTTAATGAATTATATAGACAATTTCCACGTACTGAGAAACATGCATTCAGAGATGAAACAAAACAATCACTGTTTAATCTTACAAAGATCTATGAACAAATAGATTACAATGAAGATTTAAAACACTCTAACGTTGTTACACAGGGTAATTTTCAGTGGGAAGGTGGGATTAAAGATACAAGCGTTATGTTTGTTCCAAGTAATCAAGGTAGGTTTTACGTTTCATGGGTGCCAAATAAAGATCAACAAAATAGAGTTCTTATAAAAAATGGTAGAAAGTTTCCTGGCAATGATCATATGGGTGCTTTCGGTTGTGACAGTTATGATATATCAGGAACTGTAGATGGTAGAGGATCTAAGGGATCATTACATGGTTTAACTAAGTTTAGCATGGAAGAT